GACAAGCGAAGCGAGGATCTTCGCCAATAGACCGGTTGTAGTTGTTATACGCCTCAGCCTTCTCGAAGCAATCCCGGTCGCTAACAACTGACTCACGACTAGTCAGGTCGATATAGTCGCAACCAACGTCAGAGCAGAGTCCAAGCACCAGCATCAAAGTCAACATTTTCTATCCTTAATTTTTAGATTTGCTCAAGTATATCTGCCGCTGAATTTTAGTCAATCGCCAAATGATAGAATGGGTGATATTTCTATGGGCGCTAAAAATGCGAGCTATCACCTCGATTGGCGAGATCGGATGCAGCGTCGGCGATCACGATTACCTATTCAGACCATCATTGTCGGCAATGGATTCGCTCGGCTCTCCTGCCGAAATCGTCACCAAGTTCGGTATCCTTTTCTCCGCGCCAAAGCTAAATCCCATCTGGCCCAAAAACTCGTACAGGGCATGGGAGCGCGAACTCATGACTACCGCTTATGACGTTCTCGTGGCTTGCTGTGCAGATGATGTGACTCCTTTGCTAGGCCATATGGGTAGCAAGTGGGGCTCGTTCGTTCCTGGCGCAATGCCTGCGCAAGACATGGTTCATATTGCGCGGTCGCTGATGCGTCACGGCGTAGTAGGCCTAAAGCCAGAAGGCAGGCCAATCAATGGTCAGCAGAAAGAAGAGTACTCAAAAGAATTCAATGCTCGCGAATTCGTCGCACAGGCGACCGCGCACCTTGGGCTGTCCAGCGCCGAAGCATGGGCCATGACCATGACCGAGTTTTCAGGCGCCATGCAATCGAAGTTCGGCAAGCCAGAAACATTGCCGCCAGCAGAAGAACATGACGAAGCAATGTCGCGCCTCGCAGAAATCAACAGATTACGTCAGTATCAGGTGAAGAAATGACTATCAATGCCGGATCCATCTCCTACCAGGTGGAAATCGATACCGCCGAAGTTCTGACTGGCTCGCAACAGGTAAACAAGAGCCTTGATGGCCTTCAAGCTGGCTTCAATAAGACTGACAAAGCCGCTGCTGGCTCATCTAAAAGCATGGGCTCTCTTGGTAAGAGCATGTCGACTGCTGGCGGCGAGGCGTCCAAGTTTGGCACAGCACTAACTCCGCTGGCTGGCGCGATTGCTGGGATTATCTCCGTACAAGCACTGATGAACCTGCAAAAGCTTAGCGAGCAGTTCACCCTGCTCGAATCTCGTGTTAAGCGACTTTCTGCAAGTGCTGCCGACGCCAAGACGAACTACGCAGCACTCATCCAGATATCGTCTGCTGGCGGTTCCGACCTGACGACAACTATCAAGCTGTGGGAGAGCCTGACTGCATCGCTAACTAGCTTGGGCGTTACTCGCGATCAGGTATTGAGCCTGACCGACACACTCCAGAAGATCGGCAAGATTGGCGGATCTAGCGCAGAAGAGATCAGCTCAGCATTGCGTCAGTTCTCTCAAGCTGTAGCTGGCGGTACGCTGCGCGCAGAAGAATTCAACAGCATCATTGAACAGATGCCAGAGCTTGGCCGAAAAATCGCTGATGGTCTTGGTATTCCGTTTAACGAGCTTCGCCAGCAAATGCTGGATGGCAAGCTGACGATTGATCGCGTACTTGTAGCTATTCAGGAGCAGACCGGGAATGTTAACGCTGAATTCAAGAATGTTCCGCGATCTGTCGGAGATGCAAGTAATTCCATTGTCAATGCAATGGGTGTTGCAATTTCCAAAATTGACCAGGCGACTGGCGCATCGCAGCGATTAGCTAGAAGCCTTGATGCAATCGCAAGAGACATACGTGGCGTTTCTGGTAACGCCAGCGAAGCAGAAAACCTCGTAGAGCTTGTAAATAAGCGAGCCATTGCTGAACAGCAGTATGCAACCCAAGTCAAGTTCGGCATGAGCAAAACAGCCGAAGCCACAAAAGCCAGGATCGACGGCTATAACGCTGAAATCAAGGCGATTCAAGATCGTAAAGTTGCTCAACAAAAGGCCGAAAGCGACAAGCTCAAGATAACGGCGCCAGCCAATGCCACGCAAAGCGACTCACAAAAAGCCCTAGATGCACTCCAGAAAGAAGCCGAACTAACGCGACTGGTCGGCGTAGAACGAGCCAAAGCAGCAGCCGTAAACAAGCTCGGCGCTGGAGCAAAACCAGAAGAGATCGCGGCAGCTCAGAAGCTCGCAGCAGAAATCTACAACCTCGAAAACGCAAGAAAGACTGAAGGCGCCACAAACAAGAAAGTAACAACTGAAAACGAGCAGCTACAGAAGCGTGCGTCTGCAGAAGAGAAGCGCGGCATTGAGCAAAATATTGAGGTCTACACCAAGCTAGGCGCAGAGCTTGCGGCTGTAGGACAGAACGCTCGTGACGTCGCCATGCAGCGCGCAGAGTTGAGCCTTAACGAATACGCCACGCCAGAGCAGGTCGCCCAAGTTCGAGCAATGGCCGGCGCACTGTACGACTTGAATCAAGCACAAGCAAACAAGGCCTTGCTTGGTCATGTTGATCCCGCTGCTGGCGCTAAGCAAGGGCTGGACAAGCAGCTAAAGGATATTGAGACACTCAAGCAAGCGAAGATGCTGAGTGATGAGGATTACCTTGCATTCAAGGAGCAAGCGGAGACTGACTACAACGCTCGCATGCTTGCAATTGAAACAGAGCGATTCGCCGCACAGTCAGCACAGAATCAGGCGTTGATTGATGGTCTTGATGCGCTTGGATCTGCTGGCACTCAAGCATTAGCTGGTCTTCTGTCCGGCACCATGAGCCTGCAAGACGCTCTCGGAAACATCGCCAACACGGTACTGAATGCCGTTATCGGTTCGTTCGTTCAGGCCGGTGTTGAATGGGTCAAGCAGCAAATCGTCATGGCGTCTGTTGGTCAAGCTACTGCTGCCGCTGCTACTGCCGCGTCTGTAGGCGAGGCTGCAATCGTATCCGCCGCATGGGCTCCGGCTGCCGCGTTCGCTTCCCTTGCTTCGTTTGGCGCAAACGCTGCGCCGGCTGCTGCTGCGCTTAGCACCACGACAGCTCTGGCTTCCGGACTAGCTATTGCTGGAGGTCGCGCATTAGGCGGTCCAGTCCAAGCTAACGGCATGTACCGCGTAAACGAAACTGGCGCACCAGAGATTTTCAACGCTTCAAACGGTCGTCAGTACATGATGCCAAACAGCCGTGGCGATGTTGTGAGTAATAAGGATGCGACTTCTGGCGGCGGATCAGGCGCCCCTCCAGTGGTTAACGTGAATAACTACTCAGGCCAAGCAGCGACGGCCACGACAAAGTTTAGTGATGCTGACCGCCAATGGGTTATCGACGTAGTTGTTGGTGACGCCATGGGCGACGGCAAAACAGGTAGAATGGTTAACTCGTTGACTGGCACTAAGAGGCAAGGAAGTTGAGCACTCTAATTGAGCGAGTATATGCATCAGCAGGCTCAGAGGTCATTATTGACACTCTTGAGCTTGCTTGTCCTGCATGGTCTGAATCACTTTACATCGTGAAAGGTTACGAAGACATGACATTAGGTCTTGATGGTGTCGTATACAAGACATTCATGGCCGCACCTATCGCCATTGCACTACCAAAGAAAAGTAATCAAGGCAACCAGACGCTTAACTTCGCGATTGATAACGTCACAGGGCAAGCGCAGCGGCTAATCGATACCGCAATGGAAGCTGGTGCACGCATTACGCTGACCTTTCGCCGCTATCTGAATACCGATCTAACTACGCCATCTGAGAATCCGTTTTATGCGGTTGTGCTTGGTGGGAATGTCACCGGGACTACTGTGCAGATTGAGGCGGGGTTTGTAGACGCATTAAACTATGCGTGGCCTAGGGATGTGTACAGCACCGTTGATTTTCCTGGCCTGAAGTACCTCTGATGGAATGGATAAACGCATATTTAGCCTCTGAATACGTAGACGGAGGGCGCGAAATAGGCGCCTTGGACTGTTTTGGGCTTGTGAGATTAGTACGCCACCACCACTGTGGCAAACGCCTACTCCCATCTTTCGGCGCAATCCGCAATACGCAACCAAAAGAATTCACACGCGCCTACCAGCAAGAATCAGCCTCAATGGAAGAGTGCGCGCCAGAGCACGGCGCAATCGCAGCTGTTTTCCGTGGTCCGCTATGCATTCACGTCGCTGTTATAATTGAGCTAGAAAATGGGCTGCATGCGCTTGAGATAAACCCGAAAAAGGGAGCGCGACTACTAAGAGTCCACGATTTCGAATCCCAATATCTACGAGTGATCTATTACCGTGACAATTAGAGTATTCGGATCGAAATTAAACGATGAACCAGCCGAAGAGTATCGCGTAGGCGGAATGACTGTGCGCGAGTGGCTGGCGAAGAATATTCCTAGCTATTCTGATATGGATGTTCATCCAATTAGCGTATCACTGAACGGTGAAGTTATCCCGCCTGATCGCTGGGCTATGTGTTCATTCGCTGCAACTGACGTTGTTGATATCGTAATCGAGCCAAAAGGAACGGAGCTGTTCTTCGGGGCACTCTTTCTAGTCGCGATCAAAAGTCTGACCCCGAAGATTCCAAAGGTTAGCTCCACCGTCCAAAATGGCGAAGGAATTAACGAGGCATCGATCAAGGGTAACAAGGTAAAGCTTAACTCGCCTATTCGTGAGATTGCAGGGACTCGCAAGGTTTATCCTGACTACCTTCTTCCGCCGCGCCGCTACTTTGCCGGCCCTCGCGAACAGCATGTTGAAATGCTGCTATGCATCGGGAAAGGCGAACACGAAATACCAGGCAATAAGATCCTCATCGGCGATACTCCGGCAATATCTCTAGGTGACGACGTAGACATCAATGTCTACCAGCCCGGCGCAGACTTGAGCGGCGACCCTGCGCACCTGTGGTGGAATGATGTAACAGAGGTAGGCTCAAGCTCTAATGGCTCATCTGGCCTTGAATTGACTGTCGCCACACCGCTTACTAACCGCTACGTTGCAACCTCTCAAATCTTCGATTACTACTCAGTGACCATTCCATCCAGCGACGGTTCATTCCCTGGTTACTGATCTGCTGGCTTGAT